ACATTACGTGTTAGTTGGCTACCTGCTGTTCCAACCACTGCTGTATAACTAGCATTAGTTACTGTTAATGTTGCACCTGATACAAATTCTTCTGTAAAATCTATGCCTGACGCTGTTGTAGTTATTTCATTTGGATATACAAACTTAGTATTGTTATTACCATTAAATGCCGCCGCGTCTGGTGCTTTAAGTGTCTGACCATTAGCTGCATCACTCCTGACTGACTTAAGGACTGGCTCATTAATTGCTGAACCGATTGTAAGCTGTGGCGTGCCGCTATTTGGGCTAGTTTGTGGGCCATACACTGCAACAGATGCACCTGAGATATCACTAAACTTTGTGTCACCATCTTTTATACTATCAGCCTGTATATCATAGCTGCCACGTCCAACACACATATAGGCATACTCAACCTCCTGATGGTCGATAAATTCTTTATATGGTAAATTTAGCAAGTCTGGTGTCGACCTAACTTTACCATATATATCTGGAATGCGTGCTAATATTCTTGCTTTGTTTTTCCTATCCGACAGCCCATTATTAGGGCTTTCAGTCTGTGTGTTGCGCTGCGTTAGTGTTGGTGGCTTTGGCATGAGCAACAATGAAACGGCAACAGAAACGACGGCCGCAGCGACAGCATAAACCCAAAAGGGTAAACCCACTGCAGGATACATGACAACTATAATTACACCATCAAGATTATTTAGTGTCTCTATTTGCTGTTCATTCGTTGGTGTAACGTCTTTATCAACACTAACATCATTGTGATAAATACGTGCATTATCTGGCAGCCTGTCATATCTTTCCATCAAGAAATCTGTGACATTAGTTACGTGGTGTACTGTCCATGTCTCTGGCTCTAATGCATTCTCTGCCAATATAACTTGCTTCAACATTTGTAATAACCCAACTTATTAAAACCCATACTAGCTACATGTAATGAAACATATTGCACGCCTTGCTCACGTATATGTATCACCTTATCGCGTATAAATACACCTACGTGTGGTGCAACCCTACTACCTAGCATTATAACTAGGCAGGGGCTTATAGGTCTATCTAGTTTAATTAATCTATGTCTTTTAGTCATATCTACTACACGTTTGCTTGGTGGTAATAAAAAACCTGACAACGTATCACTAATATCTTTACCTGTTTCAGCTAGATATACATCACGTGCAAAATGTGCGCAGTTGTAGTTATTCTTGTCATAAGTCTTATGATATAGCTCGTCACGCATTATAAGAACCCACGCAACATCGGAAAACGTGCAAAAGTATATGTTTCACCAGTCTTATTTATATTTAGGCTCGGTGCTTTAGCTTCAAATACTGAGCCTTGTTCGTTGAATGTAAAGCTCTCAACCTCAAGTGTTATTACAAATAATGGTGCAGTTAAAACGTCTGACCTGTATGTTCGATATATCAAGACTGGCTTTTCACCGAACCCATCTGCTGTTGCAACTGCATCTAGTTCTGTTGGCAGTATCTCACCTAAATCACCTAACGATATTGTAAATGACTGGTCTAAGTTATCTCTTGTTTCAGCTGGGTCAATAGCTAGTGGATAATATGCAAAAGCAACACTTGCACCTGTCTCTGTGGTTGCTGTAATGCCATTCGTTGCATTTCTTACTACTCTATATGTTTGTGTGAAATCGCTATGTGAAAGCTCGATAGTTTCTAGCTGCACTATGTTGCTGTCACTGTTTAAATAGAACTCTGTATAATTACTCATTTAGATAGCTCGGAAAGTCTGTGTTTATGATTATATCTATATCATTTTCACTTGGCGGGAACAAGGTCGTATAGTTTTCGCCGTACTCTGGGTATAAGACAAGTGCAATTAAATCGGTGTCTGTGTCTCTTGGTTTAGCGTTTAACTCCAGTTGTGCCTGCACCCTAAAGAAGCCATCTGCATATCTTGATGTAGATAGGCTGTCTGGTATTATGCGTGCGTCATACTCCTCTAATGTCCCATAGTTAATAGCTAAGTCTATTTTAAAGCTTGTTGTTCCTGCAGCTGTAGTTAATTTATAGAACTCTCTAAAGTCTGCATATTCTGTTGTATTTAACACCCAACTGACATTTGCAATCGTTGCTGCGTCAATAATATCACGTCTATGACGACCTGTACCGCCTTCCAGTGGTATTGCTATAGTTTCTTGTCGTGTATCTAAACTGTAAGATGCTTGGTTAGGTGTATAGTTTAGCTTGTAAGGCGTGCTAGGTGTACCTGATGCCGTTAATGGCTTTGCTTTAAGCTCTAGGCTAGCTGATACGGCATAATCTGTACCACTAACTGCATTTGTGCTTATGCTGTCATCAAGAAAGTATGCTGTATATTGCTCTAGTGCTGTGCCATCTATAGCTAGGTCAATCTCGAATGGTAGCGAGCCACTTTTAGTATATGTTGCATAAAATGCTTTAAAGTAATTGTAGCCACCTACATCAAGTGTCCACTCTACTGACACAACAGCTGCAGGGTTTTTAATTGTCTGCCTGTACGCGCCAAGTCCACCCTGCATAATTGCACCAACTGTCTCTGGCCGTTCGTTAAAACTATAACTGGCGCTGCTTGGTGTAATAGCAAACTTAGTCATGTCTTATCGCCTTCGCTGTGTGCTTGTTTTATTTGCTAATGTTTTGCTAACCCTGCCATTAGGATTAGATATATCAGTTGCTATAACTCTTGGTGCTTCACGCTGTACTGTTTGGCTTGCTACTTCTCTTGCAATAATCCTTACATCAGTCTCGCTTATTTTCTGCACGCTAATATTACTACTACCATAGTTTTCAACAGTAACCTTTAATTGCTCACCACCCATCATATGGTTTGGTGTAATACGACCACGCTGACCACCAGCCATAGTTAACAATTCTGGCCCTCGCTCACCAACAATATATTGTCTATCAGGGAACACTTGTCCACCTGTAGCTTTAAATGTAGCACCAGCATTTGCCGCACCTGTTATTGCAAGAACAGCGGGTGTAGTTGCCGCTATAGCCGCCGCTTGTGCCGCTGGTGCAGATAGTGGGCCTGTTATTGGTATTGCGGCTGTAGATGCAAACGCCGCCAAACCTGCCATTTGTTGTTGTGCTGTTGCATTAGCTATCATAGCCGCCGCACCTGAAGCCGCCGCAGTTTTTGCTAATGCCTTACCAACTAGCATTTGCGTTAGCTGTTCTGCCGCCATTTGACCTAATGCCGCTATTTGTGAGCGTGCCATGCTTTCAAATATACCTGATACAACACTTTTTAAACCCTCACCATCCATTATTATTTTTTCAAATGCACTACCGAATCCAGTTTCAAACGCTTCTATTCCTTCTTTTGTTACATCATTAAAAGTTGTCATTGTAGTTTCAGCTTGCATTAACCAAGTCGCCCAATATAATTCATTCTCAGTTAGCTTTGCAATATTTTGGTCACGTTGCATCTGTAATAGTTCTTCATTCATACGAGCTTCTGACTCTGTTATTAATGCTTTGCGTTGTTCTTGTGATAATACTGTATTAGCATTTATTTCTTCACGTCGCCTGTCATGGCTCTTACGTATCAACCCTTCTTCATTTAATAATCTATCCATTAACCTATCAGCGTCATCTTGCTGTTTGTTAAATTCATCTATTGCTTTGTTTTGACTATCTATTAATTTTTTATATGCACTATCATGCGCACGCATTTCATCTTCAAACGCTTTTTTTCTTGCTTGTGCGGCTTTCTTTGTTGCGTCAGTTCTTGCTTTTTCATCTTTTATTGCTTGTCTTAGCCTTAATATTTCTTGTATTTCAGCTTCTTCGGTAATACCTTTTAATTTTAATAATTCTCTTTCTTGGTTTGTTGCTACTAAGAATTGTTCGTTTAACGACTTTATTAATTTTTCACCAACACTTAATGACTGCTTATCTAAATCAATTGTGTTATTTTTAAAGGCATTAAATTCAGCAAATGCTTTACTATTGTCACGTATGCTTTCAGCTAAATTGCGCAATGCCTTGTTAGGTTTTTTTTGTGCACTTAAAATGCTATCAAATAGCTTAGTTGCGGCCATTGCCGCCCCATCTTCGCCAGCCTTTAAATCTACCAATGCATCTTCTAATTTATGTACTTCATCTACTGATATGCCATACTTTTCTGCTGTTTTTGCTAATCTTTTATTATATTGTCGTAAACGTGACTTTTCTAACCTTTTATCAATATTTGATGCCGCATCACCAAAACTATTTGCTTGCGGTGTAAGCTTATCAAAATCTTTAATTAAATTCTTTACAGCACTACGATATCCAATAAACGCATCAATATTTGCAATAGTTAAAGTAAGGTCTGCAACTTCACCAAATTGTTGTTTTAATGTATCTAAACTGCCAGCTAGTTCAACAACGCCTTGCTCATTTATTTTAAATACTTCAGTTAATTCTTCTGATAATTTGTTCAGTTTACGCAAGCCCATATTAGCATCTAGCAACATTGGGATCATAACAGATCCTATTGCCGCAGATATACCAACAATTGCACCTAGTAATGGTGTGCCTAATACAAAACCTAAGTCAGCCGCTTGCACACCAACAGCACGCATTGGGTTTTGTCCCATAGCAATTTGACCTGCCATTTGCTCAAACTGTATACCAGCCATAGCCGCTTTACGACCAAATTGTGCACTAGCTTTACCTGCGTCACCTATACCTTTAACTTTGCCAATTTGACCATCAACAGTTTGTGTAACTTTTCCTAATGCTTTTAATTGCTTTTTAGCATTTTCTATATTTTTTGTATCAACTTCAAATACTAATGTTGCGATTTCGGTGGCCATCTTTGTAACTCCTCACCCATATAACGGGTCAACTTCATAATAGCTTCGACTTCCCAAGGGCTTAATGAAATGCCTGTCATTGTTACGTATGAAGCAAGTTCAGTATAGCTTGCTTGTGTCAATTCGCAAAACAGTATCCATATTGCTTGTGCTTCTGACCTTAGTTTAGGTGCATTTGCTAGATCTTTAGGCGTTTTGCCTGTGCTTTTTTCTACTTGTTTTAATGTTTCGTAGCGACTAATTTCTGAACCTTTTGGCCTTTGTTGCATATAGTTTGACCATCTGCCAAAGCTTACAAAGTCATCAATCAGTCTTGCGTAAAATTTTCGTTATTACTTACAAAACTTAACAGTTGCTTTACTACATCAGGTGCTTGTTCATATAATTGTTTAGCTTTTTTAGCTGTAAACTTAACTTCTTTACCATTATCAGCTAAACCACGCCAGCCTAATGTAACATCAACTAGTGCATCAATATCCATAGCATCAAAGTCAATATCCATATCATCATATGTTTGTCCTTCTTCCATATTAGCGCGTGCATTAATTATTGCACTTGTTTGCTTTTTTTTAGCTTTACGCCATATTTTAGAATCGGATCCGCATATTTTTATATAGAAGTCTGTTGGCTTATTTGTAACGGGGTCAAGTATATTACACTCAGCCCCGTTCTCATGCCTATCTACTGTTGCTAGTTTATTAAATTCCATTAAGCATCAGCCCTTGTTATTTTAATTTGCGATGCATCACTTGTATTATATAATGCTACAAATTCCATACTAATTGTTATAGCACCTTCACCCGATACATCTGGCTGACCACTATTATACTTAACACGCGGCAAGTCAATAGTATAAGAATTGCCATCAAGGTCTGTTAACACTAGCTGTATTGTGCTTTCGGTTTCATTTAAGAACTTCTCATATAATGTTTTATCTTCAAAGTATGTTGTAAGCGTACCAGTAAGTCGTGACTTACCTATTGATGGTCGTTGTGTAGTTTGGCTACCAACTGCAAATAATGGCTCTATACCGTTCTCAAGGCTCATTTCAATAGATGTTACTGTTGCTATTGCTGAACCACCTTCTTGTATAGATCCTGTAAAACTATCGAATGGCTTGTTAGTGCTATCAGCCGCATAAGATGAACCTGTTATTGCTGATGTGCCAATAGATAAGTTTTGACCAATTACACCAAAGCTTGCTTCAACCATTGCGTTAGGTGCTACAGTTAAACTTAATGTGTTAAACTCACAACCTGTATTTCTATGCCACTCTGGTGCAGTTAAATCTGCAAACTTACGCTCGATAGTAAATGAACGACGTGTTGTACCTGCTTTTAGTACGTTAGTGTTCCAAGTTCCGCACAAGACAGCTTCTAATATATCGTCAAAAGCTTCATATTCTAGCTCTGCTGTTACATCTCCACTAACTGATTTATTGCCATGCCTAAAATCTTCAACCTGTCTATCACCACGCAGTTTCTCACTTTCTACGCCATCTTTGGTTATACCAAGTGTAGTACCAGTATTGCCAAAAGGTTTAAATGAGGGTGTTGATGGTGTTGTGCCATATGTCGTTTCCGCAATATAGGCAATGCTATGTTGTGCTCCGTTTGCTATTGTCATACTCTTGCTCCTGTGTATGTGTTTATATTTACGGAAACAGGAACGAAAAACCATGCCCCGTCGTTTATTGCAGGGCCGATACTAACCGACCTTATGCGCAATTTCAAATTATTATAGGTTAGCACTGTTCCGCGCTTAAAGTGATCAGCTACACTATCTGTTAGTGTTGACCTGCCAGCACCACGCGGACTTACTACATCAATTTGGTATATTGCTTGTGTTTCGTCTTTACCATTAGCACCTAAACTAACTTGTAATGTATCTGATGGTAGAAAGTTGGCACGCAAATATGTAGTATTACCAACTGGCTCGTATGTTATGTTAGGCCATGCAATATCATAGCCACCTGATAATGTGCTTAATTGTGTATCAAGTGCGGCTTGCATATCATTAAAGAACGTACTCATGGTCGTTTTGCCTTTGCTTCAGTAATAGCCTGTGCATATTCTTGTAAGACTGTGCGCACTATGCCATTAGGTGCCTGTGTACTATGTCCAAACTCTAATTCCATTGCGTAAGGCAAACTATTAGCCATAAAGAATACATTACCAGCTTCAAGATCATCTACTTTCATTTTTAATCGTGTCATAGCTTCCATACCCGATGGATCTGTACCAGTTTGTCGTGTTGCATCTAATGTATTTATGCTTGACACCCAATTCATTCTAAATCTACCACCAACATAATTCTTTGGCGGCTTACCTGTTTTCTGGAATGATTTCCATAATCTATAGTTGCCAACAGGACTGCGTTGTATAATTTTACTGCCCATAGATAAAATAGTGCCTTTTACTATTTCTTCCGACTCTACGACTAATCGTTCTACAATCATCTCGAAATCTTTTTTTGTAGTGCCTTTTTTTGCCTTGCCTTTGCTTTTACGTGCCATTACTTACGTACCTGCAAGTTGGCCGCAACGACATCACTGCCATTTGGTCTTATCTCATTAACCCTAATGACTTTAAACGTGTCAGAGCCGATTACAACAGTATCATTTATTTCGTAGTTATAACCTTCAGCCAACATACGTCTATCGCCCTGTAGCACCGTTTCTGCGCTTCTATCAGCGTCACTATAATCAAATACACAAGCATACTTTTTATATGTAGCTGTTGTTTGTGCTACTGCGCCTGTTGCAGGATTATATGCGCCATCAGTTGTACGTGTAAACGTAAATTCTTCACCAAATCTAGTAATGAGTGCTTCGGCTGATTTTGTTATCGGTGAATAGTTATAACCTGCATGAGCCATAATTATGCACGCATTACTGTGTTAGGTGATTGTACTAACTTTCTTAGTGCTCTTGTTAATGCAGGTGTCTGTCTATTTTGACTCGCAGTGTCTTTATATGTAATAGATATTGTATCAACACTTTCACTAATAACTTGTCTGTCAATAGGATCTTGCTTGCTATCTCCATCAATTACAGTCTTAACAGCTTCATATGTTGCAACCTTTAAATCTACTGGTAACGTAAACGGATTAAGTGCAAATCCATCGATAACTACATTAACTCTTGGCCACTGCAATGATTGTGTTGATGTTTCCTTAAAGCCTATAAAACTTAAGCTTTCAATATAATCCATTGCACGCAAGATTTGCGCTTCGACATGATTGTCACTACTATAAGTAATGTTACGATCATCAGCCCAAGCTTTGAAGCTTGCTAAACTAATATATGTATTAGCACCTGCAACGCGACTTCCATCTTCAACGATTAGTGTCATGGGTCTAAGCCTTTTCGTAACCGCCTGAGCGATAATTTTCTATTTCTGTAGGGTGTACGTCTGCAGTCTTGCCGTCTTTGCGTACCATTTTAACTGTTTTAGCCACTTTGGGCTTGGCAATCTTTTTTGCGGGTTTCTTCTTAAATGCCATTTTATTTACCTCGCTATGTTATGTGTGAATAAAGGGGCGGCAAATGCCGCCCCCTGTCATCAGTCTCGATTAACCGAGTAGTGTTGCTATGAAGTCTGGCTTCCAAGCTTTTACACCCCAAGCGACGGCAACTTCGATCATTGCCTTACGATATCCTTTGTACATACGTACTTCGAATACCATGCCTGAATGCGGGTCTTGTACCAAGATAGCATCGTCTGCAGTGTCTCCACCTTCTGGAACAGCAGGTGCTCTAACAGCTAATTCTAACGCACGTCTGTGCATTGCAATGTTTGCTGTGTAGTTATTGCCTACTGTAATAGCGGCATTGTCTGCGGCGGCTGAACGTAGTCCAGTTT